TGAAATGGAAAAAGTAATCGACTCAGGAATAAGCATTAGTGGTGATATGGATAATATTAAAGATGTTATGTATTACGTTCACAATAACTGGATGGGAGGAGATATATCAGCAGAAGAGGCAATGAAAAAAATTAGTAAGTATATAAGATGATTAAACTAAAAGAAATAGTAGGATACCCGTCATTAAGCTATCATATAGAAAACGGCCTCTCTTTACATGAGCATGTCTACCGTTATTCTAGCGAAGGGTTTATTAACTTATTCAAAGAAGCAAGAGAAGCGCATAGAGACGGGCAAATACAGCTTAACGAAGAAGATAAGTATTTAATAGAGAATACAGACATAGGAGAATATGGAGAGTATAATGGTATGACAGTACCTTTAGATTTACCAATGGTTTCTCCTAAATATAATCCTCTGTTTGAAATCGGTTGTGTTATCGATGAAATGTTTGAAAACGAAGACATAATTGATGAAGCAGCTTCTTTAGACGAAATGGTCGATTACGATCTAGTAAAAGAATTAGTAGAGTCTATAGGGGGTAACATAAACATGGAAAGATTTAGAAAAGCAGTTTCAATTCAAAACGAAACATTTGATTATAATGGTTTTGATATGCTTAAAGCTAGTGTTGATTACATACCCGAAGCTGAGTACAGAGGTAAAAAGGTACAGCTTAATAAACCAAAAAGAGGCGGAAGTAAAAAATTCTACGTTTATGTTAAGTCTAAAAAAGGTAATGTTAAGAAAGTATCATTTGGAGATACTGGCCTATCAGTTAAATTAAAAAAGAGAGGTGCAAGAGCATCTTTCGCTGCACGTCATAAATGTGCTCAAAAGAAAGATAAGACAAAAGCAGGATACTGGTCTTGTAATATAGGACGTTATTGGAAATCATTAGGAGGAAGCTCTAACTTTTCAGGATATTGGTAAAATGAAAATAAAAGATATTTTGTTCGAACAGAAAGAATTTAAGTTATTAGAATTACCTTATAAGTATAATGCATTAGAACCTCACATAGATAAAGAAACTATGGAGGAGCATCATAACAAACACCTTAAAGGATACGTAACTAAATTAAATAAAGCATTAGAAGGTAAGTTTATACCTTTATCTGAAATATTTAGTAATATAGATCAATACGATAGTGCTGTTAGAAATAATGCCGGTGGAGTATATAATCATAATTTATACTTTAATTTATTATCTCCTAAACCAGAAAAACAACCTGTTGGTGAATTAAAAGAAGAAATAGAAAATTATTTTGGTTCATACGACGATTTTAAAGAAAAATTTAAAGCAGCAGGCTTGGGTCAATTCGGCTCAGGATGGGCATGGTTAGTGTACCATGACGGTGAATTAAAAATTACTTCTACTCCTAATCAAGATAATCCTTTGATGAGTAAAGAAGGAAAGGTTATCATAGGTATGGATGTCTGGGAACATGCATACTATCTTAAACATAAGAGCCAAAGAGGTGATTATATCGATGATTTTTTTGAAGTACTTTGCTGGAACCAAGCTGAAGAAAATTATCAGAATATAATTAATGGCTAGACCTTATAACGAAATTATCAACCAAGAAGAAGGGTACGTACTTAGAGAGTTTTCTAGTGATACACCATCATTTGAATATGTTTGGCATAGAGACAAAGAGGATAGGTATATTGAAGCTACTCACAATACTGACTGGAAGTTTCAACTTGATAACGAATTTCCTCAAGAATTAACAAAAAACAAACTATTTATACCAAAAGAAACATATCACCGTCTTATAAAAGGAACTGGTGATTTGGAGCTTAAAATTTATAAATTATGAACTGTAACTGTAAAAACTGTAATTGCGATCCTTGTGATTGTTCTTGTACCTGCTGTTAATTATGAAACTATCTAGTATTATATTTGAAGGCTTTAGAAAGGATGTTAGTATCATAAATGGAAAAAAATATGTAACTGATTGGCTAGGTGATGCTGATACTCTAATA